ACCACGAGATGATCGAGAACGTAATTTTAAGAAAAAGGACAATATGAATATGGCATATAAGTCTTGTTATTTTGAAATGGGAGGAGAAGGCGAGCAAGTGTTAAGAGAAAGTGGATATAGAGATTTCCCTGCTGTAATACCTAGATGGAACATAGCTGGCGGTGATATTTATGGCAATTCACCGGGTATGGAAGCATTAGGTGACGTAAAACAATTGCAACATGAGCAGTTACGCAAGGCACAAGGTATTGATTACCAAACAAAACCACCATTACAAGTGCCAAGTTACATGAAAAACCGTGATGTAGACAGTCTTCCGGGTGGGGTTACGTTTATTGATGGGCAACAAGGCAAGATAGAGACAGCATTTAACGTAAATTTAAACTTACAACATTTGTTAATGGATATACAGGACGTAAGGCAGCGTATTAACGGTAGTTTTTATGCTGATTTATTTCTTATGTTGGCCAATGCTACTGATACAAGGATGACTGCAACGGAAGTAGCAGAACGTCACGAGGAAAAATTGCTTATGTTAGGTCCAGTATTGGAAAGATTGCACAATGAATTGCTAGATCCATTGATTGATAATACATTTAACCGAATGATTGAAAGTGATTTAATACCACCAGCCCCAGAAGAGCTACAAGGTATGGAATTAAGCGTAGAATTTGTATCAATGTTGGCACAAGCACAACGTGCTATTGGTACAAATAGTGTAGATAGGTATGTAAATAGCATGGGTGCGGTAGCACAGATGAAACCAGACGTATTAGATAAGTTTGATAGTGATGCATGGGCAGATGGATATGCAGATATGTTAGGTGTAGACCCATCGTTAATAGTTGCAGGTGAACGAGTAGCTAAGATACGAGAAGATAGAGCAGCAGCACAACAGGCGATGGCACAACAGGAAGCACAACAAAACGCAGTAGAAAATGCAGTTAAATTAAATAATTCTAAAACTGGTGAGCCATCTATGATGGATATGATGAACCAGTTTAGTGGCTACAATTCACCATCACCATTGGAGGTATAAAATGGCTGACCCAAATTTTCAAAGATTACCAGCAGAAACTAAAGACAGATTTAGGCAAATGATTGAAATGGATAGACGAGAAAAAGAAGAAAAGAAAAGAAAGAAAAGAGAAAAAGAAATGGAACGAAAACGTAAAAGAGAAGAAAGAAGACAAAAAAACGAAGATAGAAGACAACAAATAGCAGATAAATTATATGGTGGTAAATAATGGCACAATTAACTACTAGTCAAAAGAATAAATTAAAAGAACATTCAAAACACCATACAAAAAAACATATGGAGTTTATGAAACAACGTATGAGAGAAGGAGATTCATTTACTGTGGCACATAATAAAGCTAAAAAGAAAGACAGAAGAGAAGAAATTGCAGAAAAATTATACGGAGGTACTAAATAATGTTTGGTAAAAAAAAGAAAAAAGAAAAAAAAGGTGGTGTTATAACAAACATCCAACGTAGAAAAATACAAACCTATAAAGTCATGGAAGAAGCAGGTATGTTAGACGATGCTGCTAGAAAAGATATGGAAAAACTAAGAAAACTTTACCCCTCAATGTTTTAATTATGGCTAAACGACAAGGACTCTGGGCAAACATCCATGCAAAACGCAAAAGAATTAAAGCTGGTTCTGGTGAAACTAAAGCAAAACCCGGTGACAAAGATTATCCAACAGCTAGTGCAATAAAAAATAGTCAAACTAAAAAGAAGAAAAAAGCATAGAGGTGTGACCGTAACACGGTTATTGCTAGATATATTAGATCATGAGTGAATACAATCCTCTCGACTTAAAAGGTCAACAAAAATCTAAAGACAATAAAAAGTCTGCGGAAAGAATTGACCGTCAAAATGAAGAGTCGGACATCAAATGGCTCATGAGCAGCAAGAGGGGTCGCAGATTAATCTGGAGACTTCTGGAACAAGCAGGTGTTTTCCGATCATCGTTTAACACTAACGCAATGGCAATGTCATTTAGCGAAGGTAACAGAAACTATGGTTTGCAAATACTAAACTTGATTCACACTCTCTGTCCTGAGTTATACCCGACAATGATTAAGGAGCAAAAAAATGTCAGAAACGCTGATAACGGAAGCCAACCAAACCAATGAAGGCGATACGCAGCAGCCAGTAGACGAATCAACTGAGCAATCAACTGAAACAACTACTGACACACAGCAGCAAACAGAATCTGAACAGGATCAGCAAGATTCGGATGAATCCTCTGTTGAAAGTGAAACTAACGAATCAGAAACACCAGAAGGTGCACCTGAGAAATACGAGTTCAACGCAAAGGTGGCTGACGCACCAGATGAACTCGACCCCGAAGTTTTAACTGCTTTCGGTGAAGTCGCTAAAGAACTTGACCTGCCACAAGATTCTGCACAAAAAGTATTAGACAAAGTTGCACCTGTAATACAGGCACGACAAGCAAAAGTTGTTGAAGAGGTAAAACTTGAATGGGCAAACGATTCAAAATCAGATGAAGAATTTGGTGGCGAAAATCTTAATGCCAATTTAGAAATTGCTAAATCATCACTTAAAGCGTTTGGTACTGATGCTTTAAAAGACCTGCTGCAAGAATCAGGCTTGGGCAACCATCCCGAAGTAATTCGGTTTATGTACCGAGCAGGTAAGGCTATTAGTGAAGACGGTTATGTTGGTAATTCTGAGGGTGCTATGGGCAAAGGTTCTGGCATACCAAAAGATTTTGACGGCATATCAAGATCACTATATCCAAATCAGCAAAATTAAATAAGGAGTTAATTAATGGCTACTCTCTCAACATCAAATTTAACCCTAGCGGATTGGGCAAAAAGATCTGACCCAGACGGTAGAGTTCCTATTGTTGCAGAACTGTTATCACAGTCCAACGAAATATTAGATGATTGCGTGTTTAAGGAAGGTAATTTACCTACTGGAGAACGTGTAATTATTAGAACAGGATTACCACAAGTTTATTTTCGTGCATTAAACCAAGGTATTCCATCAAGCAAATCAACTACTGCACAGGTAGATGAAGCTTGCGGAATCTTGGAAGCTCGTTCTGAAGTAGACAAAGACTTAGCGATGTTAAATGGTAACACCGCACAGTTCCGTTTATCTGAAGATACTGCGTTCTTGGAAGCAATGAACCAGACACAAGCCGAAACAATGTTTTACGGCAATCCCGGTACTGATCCTAAAAAGTTTTTAGGTTTAGCACCTAGATATGGTGATTTATCTGCTGACAATGCAGTAAACATTCTTGATGCAGGTGGATCAGGTTCTGATAATGCATCTGTATATTTAGTTTGTTGGGGTGATCAAACAGTATATTGCCCATTTCCTAAAGGCTCTAAAGCAGGTTTAACACACGAAGATCTTGGAGAACAAACTGTTTACAATAGTGACGGTACAAGGTTACAAGCTTTTGCTACTCGTTACCAATGGAAAAACGGTTTAGTTGTAAAAGATTGGAGATACGTTGTTCGTATTTGCAATATTGACGTTTCTGATTTAGTTGCAGGTGCTAACACACAAGCTGCAAGTGCATCTACAAATCTAATTAAGCTTTTAACTAGAGCGTTATACAGAATACCTAATATGTCTATGGGTAGAGCAGCATTCTATATGAATAGAACTGTTCATTCTGGAATGTCAGTTGCAGCACTTGATAAATCACAAAACGTCTTGGCAATTCAAGAAGGTTTATCACAGTTTGGAACAGCACAAAGTTACCTATCATTCTTAGGTGTTCCTCTAAGAAGAGTAGATGCTTTGATAAACAGCGAAGCTCGTGTTGTTTAATCTATTTATTATTAAAGGAGATCCAAAATGATTACAGACAAACTGCTCAGAGTGAGCGAAGATCAAGCACTTACCACGACTGCTGTATCTACTAATACTATTGATTTAGGAACAGCTAGAGACATTGGTGAAGGTACTGCTTTATATATGAACTTTGCGGTTACTACTGCATTAGCAAATGGTACAAGTGTAAAGTTTGAAGTTATTACTAGTGCTAACGCTAACTTATCTAGTCCTACTGTAATAGGAAGCAGCGATGCAATTCTTACAGCAGCATTAACTGAAGGTAAAAACGTAGTAGTACGTTTTAATCCAGATATTGCTGGCAAAGGCCAAAGATTTGTTGGTGCTAGATACACAATTGCTGGTACTTTTAATGCTGGTAAAGTTACTGCTGATGTAGTAGAAACAATCGGTGACGGAAGAAAATTCTATGCTTCTGGTTTTACCGTAGTTTAATAAGGAGATTTTATGCCTATTTACAAAGCAAAAGTTAAATGTTTCGTTGGTCAATCCATGCGAGAAGCTAACGAAGAGTTTGAATATAACGGAGAGCCAAACACTAACATTGAAATTGTTGGTGGGTCTGATGTTATTGATTATGAAGCAATGACAAAAGCAGAGCTTGAAGTTTATGGTCGTACTATTGGTTTAGAACTTGATAGAAGACAAACAAAAGAAACTCTTATTAGTCAACTTGAAGCAACAAATAAATAGGCATTAATTTCTTATTTATTCACAGGGGGCTAGTAGTAATACTGCTATCCTCCCTTTTTATTAGGAGATGTCATGGCAACAGAAGTAGATATTTGCAACCTTGCCCTAGCTCATTTGGGTGACGATGCAACGATAGCTACGATAAATCCACCAGAAGGATCAGCACAAGCTGAAAAAGCTGCACGATTTTATCCGATAGCTAGAAATACTTTATTAGAACTGCATACATGGAATTTTGCATCTAAACGAATTAATTTAGCATTAACTACTAATACTATTGAGCAATGGGATTATGCATATGTTGCACCTGCTGACATGATGTCACCTGTTGCAGTATTATCACCATCGTCAGAAAATGATTACGCTACAAGAATGTCTGCTGGTGATACTCCCGGTAATTTAACAGCTAATTTTGCACCTACTATTGTAGCTGGACAATATACACCACAACAATTTGCTATAGAAGGATCATTAATATATACCAATCAGGAAAATGCAATGTTGCGATATCAGGCATTTATTACTGATCCATCTTTATTTTCACCATTATTTGTTTTAACGTTGTCATGGAATTTAGCTTCTATGTTGGCAGGTCCTGTTATAAAAGGAGATCAAGGAGCAGCAGAAGCAAAACGATGTATACAGATGATGTCTAATTATTTAACACAGGCAAAACAATCAGATAATTTACAAAGAGATATAACGGTAGAGCATATAGTTCCTTGGACTTCTGGGAGATAATTTATGCCTGTAACTCGTAATTTTAAACAAGCATTTTCTGGAGGAGAGATATCACCAGAAATGTTTGGTCGTATAAGTGATACTAAATTTCAACAAGGTGCAGCAACAATGCGTAATTTTGTTGCCAAACCGCAAGGACCAGCCCAGAATAGACCGGGTTTTGCTTTTGTTAGAGAAGTAAAAAATAGTGCAAAATCTACAAGATTATTACCTTTTACATTTAATACAACTCAAACTATGATTCTTGAGTTTGGTGAACAATATTTTAGATTTCATACTCAAGGGCAAACATTATTTTATAACAATGGAGCAGCATGGAATAGTGGTACTAATTATGCTGTTGGTGATATAGCTTTATATAACGGTGTAAATTATTACGCAAAAACTGCACATTCTAATAGCCAACCACCTAACGCTACAAATTGGTATCCATTACCTACAAATCCTAATATTTATGAAATACCACATTCATATGCAGAAACAGATTTGTTTGATGTTCATTATGTGCAATCTGCTGATGTTTTAACATTAGTGCATCCATTACATCCACCTAAAGAATTAAGAAGATTAGGTGCTACAAAATGGGAATTAAAATTAATAGATTTTGGTAGTCCTATAGCAGCACCAACAGGAGTATCTGTAAGTGCATATTTACCACCATCAACTAGTACTAATGCTGATACTAAACTCGATCATAATTATGTTGTTACAGCAGTTAAAGCAAATTTAATAGATGAAAGTAATCAATCAAGTACAGCAACTGCTCAAAATAATATATTTGTAACTGGTGCTAAAAATACTATTACATGGAACGCAGTAACTGGTGCTAGTAGATATAGAGTTTATAAAGATCAAGGTGGTATTTTTGGTTTTATTGGTGAAACTACTACGACAACAATTATTGATGATAATATTGCACCTGATTTTTCTAGGACACCACCAATACATGAAAATGATTTTGTAGGTACTGGTAATTATCCCGGTGCTGTATCTTACTTTGAACAACGTAGAGTATTTGCAGGTACTAATAATGCACCACAAAGTATCTGGATGACTAAATCTGGTACTGAAAGTAATATGTCTTTTGGTTTACCAATACGAGATGATGACCGTATTGAATTTAGAGTAGCTGCTCGTGAAGCTAATACTATTAGACATATTGTGCCATTAACACAATTACTTTTACTTACAGGATCAGCAGAATGGAGAGTAACTTCTGTTAATAGTGATGCCATAACACCAACATCTATATCAGTAAAACCGCAATCTTATGTAGGAGCTAATAATTCACAACCAGTAATTGTTAATAATAGCTTGGTATATGGTGCTGCTCGTGGTGGTCATGTAAGAGAACTTGGTTATAACTGGCAAGCAAATGGATTTATTACAGGTGATTTATCTCTTCGTGCTCCGCATTTATTTGATAATTTTACAATTTTAGATATGTCTTTAGCTAAAGCACCAATACCAGTTGTATGGATGGTAAGTAGTAACGGCAAGTTATTAGGTCTTACTTATGTGCCAGAACAACAAATAGGTGCATGGCATCAACATGACACAGATGGTTTATTTGAAAGCGTTGCTTGCGTATCTGAAGGCGATGATGACGTTACTTATTGCGTTATTAAAAGAATAATTGAAGGTTCTGAGGTTCGATACGTAGAACGTATGGGTACAAGATTATTTGCAACGCAACGTGATAGTTTTTTTGTTGATGCAGGTTCAACTTACAACGGCACTAATACAGATACAAATAGAACAGTAACTATTTCTGGTGGTACAAATTTTACAAAAGGAGAAACTGTTACCGTAACTGTAAATTACAATTTATTTAATGCACCACCTAGTGTTGCTGATAAAAACGATGCAATAGTAATAGTTGATGGCACTACTTTATATCGTCTTACTATTCTTGGTACATCTAGCCAAACAGTTGCAACGGCAAAATTAGATAAAGATTTACCAGCAAGTTTGCGTAATACAGGAATTACAACTTATGAAGTAGCAAGAGATAAAATATCAGGTCTAGGTTATTTAGAAGGTAAAACATTAAATATATTAGCTGACGGTGCTGTACACCCACAAAGAGTTGTATCGAGCGGTGAAATAAGCTTAGAACGTGCAGCTAGTGTTGTGCATTTAGGATTGCCTTATGAAAGTGATTTAAATACATTGCCTTTAGCTTTACAGGTAGAAGCTTTAGGTCAAGGTAGAGTTAAAAATTTAAATCATGTATGGTTGCGTGTATTAGAATCATCTGGTATTTTTGCAGGTCCTAGTGCAGATAAATTAGTAGAAGCAAAACAACGTACAACAGAACCATATGGCACACCACCTAATTTAAAAACACAAGATATAAAAATAATGCTTACACCACAATGGCAAGATAATGGTCAACTTTTTGTACGTCAAACTGACCCATTACCTTTAACAGTTGTAGGTCTTACATTAGAAGCTGCTATAGGTGGATAGTGTGACCGTAAACAGATATTATGTATATATACTAAAAAATAAAGGTGCGTTGAGGTAAGTACAACAATGTCTAGTTCTTATGGTTTTAAAGATTTAAGTAAGCTTGGTCAGTTTGGTGTAGTTACACAAGGTTTTGGTGCGTTAAGTGGTGGTATAGGTGCTTATTACGCTGCTAAATCAGAAAAATATAAAACAGAAAGTTTAGCTTTAAGTTTGCAACATAAAAAAGATATGGCTTTGTTTAATAAAGACATGAAAGAAAGTCAGGCACAACATTTAGCAAGAACATTTGATAAACGATTTCAAATAATGACATTAAGACAAGGCAACCAAAGATCTAAAGCAAAAACGTCATTTGCAGCAAGAGGAATACAATTAGGTGTGGGCAGCACAAAAGATGCTTTTGTTAGTTCTGATATATTGGCAGAATTAGATAAAATGGCAATGAATTCTAATAAAGTTAGAGCAGTAGAAAATAAACGTTTAGAAGCTGTAGGTTTAGGAATACAGGCAAATATGTTTGGAGTAAGTGCAAGTAATATGTTTGCTACTGCTTCTTCTATAGATCCATTTATGAATATGACTAGTAGTTTATTAACAGGCACAGGCAGTTTTATTAGCAGTTTACCTGCCGGTATGCTTACTAAAGTTTAATTAATTATGGCAAGAGTACCTTTACAAACATCACCACAACAGGAATTAGCAGCAGGTTCTGAAGTGCAATTTGGTGCTACTTCCGTAGAACCTCAAAGAGATGTAGTGTCTGATGATATTCAAAGGCAAGGCAAAGCTTTACAACAGTTTGGACAGGTAATAAATAAATTAGATGACGAATTAAATGATGCAGAATCTAAACAATTATCCAACGAATATTATTTTGAAGCACAAGCAATCAAAGATAGGTACGGTGCTTTAAAAGGTGCTAATGCTGTAGGCACAACTAAAACAACAGATGGAAAATTTGTAAGAACATATGATACATATAGAGATGAAATGAAGACTTTATTAGAGTCTTATCAGAACAGGGCAAGTAACGGTACTGTTAAATATATTTTTGAAAACAAGGCACAAGTATATACCAAATCGTTTTTAAACGATATGACAACGCATTCTATAAAACAGCAACGTCTTTACAATGAAAGTGAAACAGAATCTGGTTATAAACGAAGTATTTTAGCAGCTAAAAATGCGTATAAAACTTTTGAAGATCCAGAAGGTGATTTTAGAAAATATTATACAGATGCTTTGCAAGGAATTACAGAATTAGCACAGTTAAAAGGATGGGAAACTGACCCTGCTAAAGGTTTAAGTAATCAATATTTAACATTAATAGAAGATACAAAAATGGAAGTAGCAAAAGATGTTATAGACAAATTAAAAAAAGATAAAAATTGGGCTGCTATAGATAGATTTCGTAACGAATTAGATCCAACTAAAACAAATAAAATTCTAAATAAATTATCAAAAGACAGTAAACAAGCAGAAAATGAACATGATGGTGATACAAAAGTAGATGCAATACTTTCCAATAATGTAGATCAAAACAATGGTAATTTGATTGAAAATGCAAATATATTATTTTCTTTGAGTAGCAATCAATCTAGTAATGACGGAAAAGATGCTCATGTAAAATATGGATTTCATTCTGATGAACTTGATATTTCTAATTTGAAACGATCAGAAGCTATAGATTTATTAGAAAAACGATTAAAATTATCAAAATTTTATGATCCTACAACTACAACAAGGTTAATTCCACAACACCAAGCTATACATATGTTTGCTGCACAACGTATAGGAGTAAAATCAGCAGATTCTTTATATACAAGAGCAGAACGAGAATATAAAGCTAGTATTCCAGTACCAACTATAAAAAGGGGTGGACGTAACACTACAGGAGGTAAAAATCGTATAGATAAATATAGAAATGAATTTTTTAATAACCCAGATAATTTTAAAATAGTTAATGAAGGAATTGTAGATAAGTACATTGAATTAGTTAAAAAAGAATTTAGAAGAAAAAATTTAAGTTTTTATCAGGGTACAAAAAAAGTATTTAGAGAAGATACTGTTAAAAGAAGTGATTTTGGTGATAGTCCATCAGAACAACGTAAATACAATAGAGCAAAAGCAAGAGCAAAACGCAATCCAGAAAATTTCGATGAAATTGATGTTAATAAACCTATAACAATGTCTACTCTTGGTCCTTTTGTTGGCACTAAAGAATACGAAGGTTTACAGAACCAAATGATTTACAACGATAAAGTTGCAAATGATTTTGAAGTTATAAAGAAAAATATAAATTATGATTTTGATCCAATGGGAGAAGAAACAATAGTAGTAGATGAAGTTACAGGTTTACAACCTAAAAAAGTATTAGCAGAAAAAATAAAAGATACAACTAAAGATCCTGTACAACAAAAATATGAATTAGATAATTTAGATATAAAATATGAAAAAATTAAAAATGAAAAAGAAGGTATATACAATCAAAACTTTATTGCTGCAAAAGAAATAGCATTTGCAGAACCGGGGGGATGGCAAAATCTTGCAGCTAATAATATAAATATTGACGATTATACGGAAGCAGATAAAAAAATATTAAAAGAAGGTCCACCAGAAGAATCTGATGTAGATACTGTTGTCGAATTAATAGATAACCCTGCTGAATTAAGAGACAATATAGATGTACATAGTCATAAATTGTCACGCAATCAATTTGCAGAATTAAAAAGATATTCAGAAAGTTTAAAAAATGAAAATAATTATGTAGAAGCTACAGGTAATGTCAATATGTTAAAAGCAACTTTAGATAGATATGACATGGGTAATTTGCACAGAAATAAAAGTAAGAAAAATAATATTAAATATATAGCAATAAATGACGCATGGTTAAAAGAAATTAACGCACGGCAAATAGCTAATGGCAACGTTAAATTAACAATGGGTCAAAAACAGGAAGCACTTAATTATGTGTTGTTAACTGATTTAGTTAGTGTTGATAGACGTTTTGGTCGTGATAAAACAGACGTAATTCCTTCTACTGTTGAGTTTGATAATTTACAGAATGTTTTTGTTGAGGTTTTATTTGAAGGAGAAAATGTAAGAGTATTTCCAAGTAAAATTAATAAAGATGTTCTTGATTTAATAAATGAATCTATAAGAGGTAAAAATAAATTTCCTACGCAAGCACTTGTTTCTGAATATTGGCTTAAATCTGGCAAAGCAGAAACTGAAGCAGAAGCTAGAAAAAATCTTGAAAATTATGGGTTAAGTAATTAATTATGTCTACTAATCCTTTTGACATTTTAGATCAGACACCTAGTCAAGACTATGGTAATGATAATCCGTTTGACATTATTGATGAAAGAGATAATGAAAATAGAGAAAAACTATTAAGACAAACTTTAATTAATGTTTCTAAATTAGATCCCGAAAGAACTGGTGCAGCACAAAAATTAGCAGAACGTTTAAATTTGCCATCAAATATTGCTTTAGATAGTGAAGAAACTTTTAAACTTTTAAAAGAGAGAAATAAAGAAAAAGATATATATGAAATGGATATGGCGCAGACAAATCCTATATTGATGCGTCATTTAACTGATCCTGATTTTGCAGCTATAGCACAAGACAATGTAGAAAAATTAGGTCTTATAGAAAGTGCATTTACTGGAATACAAGAATTTCCAGAAAACGTTTCGCAAGGTTATGAATCAGGAAGATTAGAAGCTGAACTAGGTAAATTAGGATTTCAAAAAGGTTTAAACGTAGAACTAGGCAAACCTAATGAAGCCATAGATAAACGTATAGAAGAAATAAATTCAAGGTTAGCAGAATTGCAAGGCGATGGATCTGGAATGTGGGAAAACTCGGCATCTATTGTAGGTCAATGGTCAAGAACATTACAAGAAGCAGTTAAGTACGGCACAGCAGGTGCTGGTGTAGGTGCAAGTCTTGGAACACTAGGTGGTCCTTTTGCTCCTATTACAATTAAAGGCGGTGCAATAACTGGATTTATATGGGGATTGTCAACAGGTTCTGCAAAAGAAGGAACAATTATAGAAGCAGGTCACCAATATAACCAATTAATAGAAAATGGTATTTCGCATGATACTGCAAAAAATGTCGGTATAGCAGTTGGTCTTGTTAATGGTGGATTAGAACTAGTAGGTCTTGGCTTGGTTACAGGTCCAGCTAAACAATTGTTAATAAGAGCAACAATGAAAGAAGTTAATAAATCACTACAAAAAGCTACAATGCGTCAGGTATTACAAAAAGCAGGTACTACTGCATTTCGTAACTGGGCATCAGAAG